CCAGTCACGCTTCAGCGCGTTATTGCAGAGCGCTGAGCGTTCATTTGCCCACCGGCGATTAGCGTCACGTCGTGCCAGTCCGGCAGCCGCCGTCCATGCCGTTGCGGCAAATCCGTAAGCGCCGGCGTTCTCAGCTTCTGCAGCAATAATGGCCAGCCGTATATAAGGCGCAGGCTTCTGCCGGGAAGTGTCTTTATTCATGGTGTCCCCCTTAACGGGCTCGCGGCATCTGGCCTGTTAAGCCGGATGAGACGCCCGGCCGACAGGCCCGGCTGGTGGATAGTTCAACATCGCTGAGAGGCGGGTAATTGCGCTGCGCCTGGCCATAAGCCAATTGCCAGATGAAATACTGATACGCCTCCTCCGCATCGGCCTGTTCACAGCACGCCTTCACTTCGGCGTCCTGCCGCCAGTGACGAAAGCCGGAAAGGTAAGGAGGAAAGCGCTGCAGCAGGCGTGCAGTTTCATCATCAATCCACTGCTCTTTTTCAATAATTTGCCGCTCTTCCTCGCTGAGTTCCTGTCGGCGATGTTCCAGCTGGACAATCGGCATCATGGTTTGCCCTCCTGCACCAGAATACGCACAACACGGTTCAGACTTTTCCTCAGCGCTGGCAGAGGGGGCAGGGGAGGCAATGCGGGGGGCGCGGAAGAGGAAAAGCTTGCGCTGGTCAGAATGTTCTTCCGGTCAAACTCAATATCGCGGATGGCGTGAAAAGGGCGAGCAAAAGCGGCATCGCCCCTGATGTGTTGTTGCATCATGGGAAATGTTCCTTGGAACAGTCAGTTTACGAGAATGAGTGCCGATACGTCCGGCAGTAGAGCGAAGTGGTAGGGTTGACGCAGGCGTTACGACTTCGGGAAAAGCCGGTATCTGAGCCCGCCGTTATCCTTCTTCTTCACGACGGGCAGCGCGGGTCGCGTTGAGAATTTGTGCCGGATCGCCGGAGATGCGCGTATGAATAATAAACGTGCCCGTGTGGGTGACGCGGGCATCCGGCGCGGCCATCAGTGCTGCCCTGATCACGCGATCATGCAACCACGCACGAAAAACGCTGGTTTTGATCAGGAGCGTGGCGTGCGTGGGCGTCGCGCTGTATTGAATCTTCATGGCTGTCATTCCTCTGGATGAATAAAAATACCGAAAAGCTGTCAGTCACGGCTGGCAGACCCAGTCAGGCCGTTCACCCATACCGAGATAACAATCGAGAATATCCAGCAAGCGCGGGTAAAAGCTGAGCGCACGTTCCCCATCCATTTTCAGGATGTCCCCGCGGCTGAATGCACGCCATTGCGCTGGTGTATGCATCTGGCAGCCTGCTTTTATCCAGTCGCCGTGGGTGATCTGGATGTCGTAGATCTCGCCCAGGATTAACCAGGTTTTTTCCGGCAACCTCGTGGTCAGCGTTATCACGCCGCGCAGATCGGTCCCGTTCAGGCGGGCATCCCGCAGGTCAGCCACACGCAGATCGGTCGACAGAAACGTTGCATGATTCATCGACGCATGATTGAGCTTTGCGTGAAACAGTGAGGCAAAGGAGAGATTGCACCTGTCCAGGGCCGCGTATCGCAGGTTTGCCATTCGCAGTTGGGCGCGCTCGAAATCGGCCCCGTAGAAGAGGGCATGTTCAAGATTGGCCCGGGTCAGATCGGCACCGGCCAGGCACTGACCGCTCAGGTTGAGCCGTTTACCCTCCGCGCCCGCAGTTACAAGCCAGCGTTTATGCTCTTCAAGGTGATGGTTTAGTTTGTCCGGTTCCATAATGCGTTTCCTCTCTGGCCGGTATAGCCGGTTGACGAATGACAATGCCGGTTCAGATTTGTTTGTCATAATCGGCGTAGCTGAGTAATTCCCAGCTCCGACCGTTGTTGCGTGAAAGCAGGCGCCATTGCGGGTTAACGCGCAGCGACAGATACTTTTCACGGTAAGTGCGTCTCGCATGGATCTGACCGGCACGCCACTTTTTGAGCTGCTGTTTTGCGCGCCGGGATATCCGGTCGGGTACATGAGGCTTGGACATCACGGAAACCTCATCTAAGCGGCGCAGGCGGCGGCCAGCTTCTGCACGAACACCCAGGCAACACCCTCGCTGAAGCTGACAAACTGCCGGCTTCGGTTTAATACGCCGGCGGTAAAGGTGTACCGGCCATCATCGATCTGAATCACCACAGAGGCCTCCTTCAGGCATAAAAAAACCGCCACAGCGGGCGGTCTTTAACGTTGTGCTCAGGTGTTCAGCTGCCATGCTGTCCCTTACCTTCATGAGAGATTGCGCAGGAACTGGCAGGACGCAGCTCTGGATAGCGTTCAAAAACGGAGGTTAAGGTGGATACCAGCATCTTATCCAGCGGGCCCATGACGCTTTGACGATACAGGTCTGCTTCGGCCGAACTGACTTTCCCTTCCTGCACCAGGGCATTGATTCGCTGGACTGACGTCGTAAGAGTGTTAAAAACGGCGAGCATGGTCTCTGTCACGTGTTGTGCTGCTTCGCGGTTCTGCATGATGACCTCCGGGTCAAATGAATACCCTGACGGGCGGGGTTAACGTGTTCTCGCATCAGAACTCATGGTGACCCTGATCATCTATCACGATGATACGTGTGGTCCTGATAAACTCAGCCAGATTAGCGCCGGTGTGTTGCCAGTGCTCCAGCGCCAGAAGCACATCGCTGCGGGTCTGGCAATGGCAGGCATTCACATACGCCTGAATGTGGGTGAGGGTGAGGCGTTGCATCTCTTCCTGAGACACTGCTTCAGAGGATTTGTTTTTATGCATGGTGCTCTCCGGGTCTGGACGAAAAAAAAGCCGCGTATGCGGCTGTCTTAACTGTTTATTGGTTCAACCTGAGAAAGGGGCAGGGTTAGCTAGTACTGACTAAAAAATCACTACGCTTTGTGCTGCGATAATGTTCCGTCTGCCTCCTCTACTGTCCTCTAGTATTTTTATTTACATGCCTGTGATTTTTATCTGTGAATGTCTACGCAAATGCTTCTGACATGGCACAGAACAGGCGTCAGCTGCTCCCATTAAAAACCCGCCGAAGCGGGTTAGATGAAGTGAGCTGTTTTCCTTTAAGCGGCCATCTGACGGCACTGTTCAGCACATTGGTGACAGGCTTTTGAGCACGCCTGACAATGGTCATGCTGATGCTTACCGCACTCGTCACCGCATTTCTGGCAAATCTCAGCGCATAACTGACATAGCTGTTTAGCTGATTCACTTTTGAGAGCCATAAACTGCGCGGCGAGCCGACAGATATTCGCACATTGCATGTCCATCCTGATGCACTCACGCATCATTTCCAGATTTTTTTCTTCCAGGCATGATGCCGCACAGTTATCACAGGCCGCAGCACACAGATAACAGGCTTCGATGCATTTTTTATACTGCTCTGACATATTTCCTCCTGGTCTTGGATTGTCTGTTAAGCCTGGAAAAAATCCTTGATTATGCAAATGTGGAATTAGTTAATAACTTTTTCAGCACTTCGTTTATCCGACAATGTGTGTAGCATCCTTACGGACTCTGCGATGGCCGGCACGGTAAAAAGCCACACCTGACAGGCATATGCCTCTGTCAACGTCACCAAGGTTGTACCTGGAAGCGCCAGCCAGGATCTGTTTGTGGTACTCCGTTTCCGTCTCCACTGCCTTACTGATGCGATCGGTGGATACTCGCCTGCAATGGTTTTCAGCACGGCTGAGTTCCGCATTCCGTGCTGGTGGTTCCCATCCCAGCTCTGCAGCCAGAATCACTTCAATCCTGCGACACTCAATGGCTTCAACCATACGACGCCTATGTCGGCGTGTTCTGGCGTTGTCTTTCATCACAGGTTTAACAGATCTGCCATAGCTGATAATTGCCATACATCCCCCCGTTAAGTTACTGGCTGCACAGTCGCAACAATGCACTCAGTAACCTGAAGTTCGGTGCGTTCTCGGCACCTGACGTAGAGCTTCCCGCTCGTTGTTAAAGATCACTTAGCTTAAAGCTGTAAAGCTAAAGTGAACCAACCTTATCGCTAAGATAAATACCTGTCAATATCAAATTGATAAATTATGAGTTGTCATGTTTATCATTTTGAAGTTATTGGTTTTTCTGACAAAAAACCCGCTCAGTGCGGGTTAGGAATGAAACTATTAGTTAGGCGGGACGGTCAGGAAGTCAGCAGGATGGATCCGGATGCTCAAAAAAACGCGTGTGCTTTAAAATGGCAGCAACATACTGTACCTGCTCAATTTCACTCGCATCTAGCGTTATTGGGCGGTGCTCATTATTGATGCTTGTTAAGAGATAAGAGCCATCTCTGGTTTTATTGTAGATTTTTATCATGTTGCGGCCGTCTTTGGTTCTTACAAACACCTCGTCACCGACTTGTACAGGCGTGTTTGGCTCTATAACGACAAACTCACCCGATTGAATTCTCGGCCACATGCTGTCGCCTTTTACCCTCAAGCCAAAAGCCTCTTTATCCTGACTGCAGATGCATAACCATCCACCTGGTTGCTCGATCATATCGACAGAACCATCAGTGCCAAGCCACGCTTCGCCAGCAACTTTGACAAAACCATTCACGGGTCTGCCTGCAATCTCCAGTTCATCCACTTCAGCGCTTTTGGAATGAAGACTGTCCAGCCATCCTGTTGGAAGCTCGAGGCCAGTCTCTATTCGCCGTGCAAGCCTGTCGCCAATTTTTCTGAAAGCATCGTTTCCTAGTACCTGGCTGAGTTGAGCGGGATTGAGACCGCACATCTCTGCAAAGGATGCTTTAGTAGCTTCTGGCTGCTTCATATGCTCTTCAAGAAGCTGCGACAGGTTCAGTTTTCTGATTTCTTTGTTTTCCATCCCGGAATTCTCACATGATTTATCCATATGATAAATGCTCATAATGATAAATCGCATTGCATGTTATTTATCTATTTGATAACGTCTGGTTGCTCATTTACTCAGGAGGGACAAGTTATGAGTAACGACCTTTTGCGCTGGCGTAAAGAGGCCAGCAAAGAAGAATGGGCTTTACTGGCCGAAAAAGCCAACACAACAGTGGGGTATTTGGATCTGCTTGCGTATGGCTTTCGAAGGGCTTCGCCTATGAAAGCCCAAAAGATAGAGAATGCTTCCTTAGAGTTTGTACCTCGTAAACCTGTAACCAAAGAAAGTCTGGTTTTCTATTCACGCGATTAATCGTGAACATCGAGACACCATTCGAAACGGAGCTGTTATGAGCATGACACTTATGGCTCAAGCGATGAGCATCAAAGTCGGAAATCCCATCCGAAAACTGGTGTTGATTAAGCTTGCAGACAATGCAAATGACAAAGGTGAATGCTGGCCTTCCTATCAACATATCGCTGATCAGTGTGAGATTGGCCGATCCACGGTTAAAAGCCATATCAAAGCGCTGGAAGATATGGGCCTGGTTCGCCGGGAGTTCCGTAAAAATGGTGTGTTAAACCAGTCTAACCTGTTTCACATCACCCTGGATAAACCGGTGGAAATCGTTTCGAAGGGAAATTCAGTCAGGGAAAAACGGAAAGAAACTGGTGGGTCAGATGCTGACCGGGGTGGGGCAGGAGATGCCCGGGGGGTAGGTCAGGAGATGACCGGGGGTGGGTCAGGAGCTGCCCGGGGGGGTGGGGCAGCTCCTGACCCCATAACCAGTCACTCTTTTGAACCAGTCAATGAACCTAAATACATAACACCCGTTGCTGACGCAACGAATGCGGAATTTATACCGCGATCGCGATACGCCTTCGAAGGCAACATCGTGAAGCTCAACCACGCGGATTTCACATCGTGGCAGAAGCTCTATGCAAACGTGGATCTGGTTTACGAGCTGCGGAAACTTGATATCGAGTTCACGCATGAAAAACCAAGGAACTGGTTTATCACAGCCAGCCAGAAACTCAGCTACCAGAACAAACAGGGAGCCTGGCGCGGTCAGCCATTGACGGGCGTTGTAAACCAGCCCCACTGGAACGATCTCAGCGAGTGGGAGAATAATTTCATATGACGCATCGTGAAGCCGTTTTCGATGAACTGCTGCAAAGCAAAGTGCCAGGAACGGAGGGGAGCAGCGCGCAGCCTGACAATCGCGGTTTTAGCTCAGCCATTGAGCAGCTGGTGGACATGCTCTTCAGCGCGCTTAAGCTGGTCTTCCCTGCATCCATCAGCACAACGCTGAAAAACCCCCGGGACGAAGCCGCAGCAAAGCGTCAGTGGGTGGTTGCATTCGCCGAAAACGGCATCACATCCAGACAGCAAATATCGGCTGGCATGAAACGAGCGCGTGCCAGCGGTTCACCGTTCTGGCCATCACCAGGTGAGTTTATCCAGTGGTGCAAACGAGACGATTACAGTGCTGTCGGCTTGCCAAATGAAGACGAGCTCTACGACATGGTGATGATATATTGCGCCCGGCGGGGCCTGTATGAAACTCCTGAAAAATATCCCTGGAAGACTAACGCGGATTACTGGATGGTCACTGACCTGTACAGCACCCTGCGGGTGCAGGGGCTGACGGAGCAGGAACTGCGTGTGAAGTGTCGTGGCGAGCTGCGTAAAATGGCCGCGCGCATCCAGTCAGGTGAGCAAATCCCGGCGCCGCGTGTGCAACTGGTAAAGCTTTACGTGCCGGCCAGCAGCGAGAAGGCGCTGAGTCACGTGGCGCACATGAAAGCTCTAATCAGGTCGAAAAAGATCTCCGCATGGCCAAAGTGAAACAGCTCATCCCTGCGCCGTCAAACTCAGAGCATACCCGCCAGCTGATGCTGACCATTATCACCTTGGCTGAAAAGCAGGTCGCGGTATCCGAGGGATATTAAGATCGGCTGCATGCAGTCAGCATGATGGCTCGCGAGGTATATGACACGATTATGGACACCGAATTATCCCGTTGCGATGAATGCGGCCGGGAGAAAGCCCTTCTAGATTGTTGATTTTCTTGCATTCTGGCGGTCGAAGAGGAAACAGTTCGAGCAGGCGCAGTGGAACTTGAAACTGGCTCAAAGGCTTGTGGAGGGACGCCAGTATAAGGTGTGCAAAGCGCCGCGGCGTGACGTTAACGCGATACCTGATATGTCCTAGAGCATTCCGTAGAGGTTTCGGGGTAGGTGAGAGCGACAGGAAGCGTGGTGCATTTAGTCTGCTATGAGCGAAGAGCGAACGTGAAAATAACAGCTTTTACCCCTATCCTAATGATCTCTTCACACAGCTGCATTTTTTTACTCATCAGCAGCGATAATGTTAAATTTCTGCGAGATATGCGGCATCGCGTAAGAGTTATTCCTTAGCATATGATATGACCATAATAAAATGGCCTTAGTTGTTGAAAGATATAAGAAATTTGACGATTTCCGGTGCTTAAACCAGAAGGCAGTACAACCTTCTGGACTTAAAGATGCCGGGCATTAACACGCGGATCGCCCTCGTTCGCTCCCCTGTTCACACCTTATAGTTTCGCCAGTTTATTTACGATATCATGCCCGCGCTTTTTCAGACCTCGCCTGGTTAGATAACTGTTCTCTTAAATCCAATCTTTATAGACACGACAATGCGCTACTGGGGGTGGCCAACGGTGGCTTGTTCGCGGAAATGAGAAATAAGTATTGAAGATGTTAAGATATCTTGAAGCGCGAGCCGAACTGCGGCTACACTGAAAAGAAAGATTTGTTGACTATGTTCTGCTATAGCCAGATGCTATGATTTAGAATCTTGCCAGTTTTTGAATCGTCGAAAAATTACCATTTCGGATGTTTTTTCGTTTCTTTAGCATGATAACTTTCTCTGTTAAACTTGAGTTGATTAAAGAAAAAACCTTTAAAATCAAGAACATGTTTATTGGTTAGAGTATTTTGCTTAAAAAACAAAAGTTCTTGCCGATAACAAAAAATCATATTTAATAAATAATACCTAACACATGAGCAAACAACCGAAGAGAGGGAAATATGGTTGGAAATGAAAGCAGTATGCCATCGCATCCAATTGAATGGTTTAGGATAAGTGGAGTGCATGGTTATAAAGATCTACTCTTGGAGATGAAAAATAAAACCACCATTTTTGTTTCAGAGAATGGTGCAGGAAAAACTACAGCTCTTAATGCGCTAAAAGCTATTCTAGAGAAGGACTTCCACTCACTGAAACTGATAAAGTTCACTGAGATAACCATAAAATTTACAAACTTAAAAGAAGTTAAAATAAAAAGGGATGAGCTAGGTTCTCATTCAAAAGAAGATATTAAAAGCTTTATTGATGAAGAGTTATCATTAGTTCCAGACTTTTGGGAAAATAACTCCATTGAAGCGACAATTAACTCTATAATAACAAGTAAAGATTATAATTATAGAGACGATAACGTTCTTCATGATATTTATATGAACACACCGTTCACAGAACAAGACTACATAAAATCCCTTGAGAAATTAAAGTTAAGGATCAACTTCGGCTCTAACTTTACTGAAGAATCTAAAGTTATAGAAGAGGCAATGTTGGGTTATGAAGTAATATATCTCCCGACATACAGGAGGGTGGAAAAAAACCTTGATAAAAATAGAGCTATAGTTGCTAAAAGACCATCTTTTAGAAGAACAAGCATAAAAAAATTACATCATGATGGGATTTCATATGGACTACGTGATGTAGAAGAAACTCTAAGCGAAATGACATTAGAGATTGAAAGGTTATCAAGCACCGGATATCGTACTTTGAGCGCAAAAATGCTTGACGATTTAATTAGGCTTGGCGATAGCAATTTTGAGTTTGCTAATAACGACCTTCCTTTGATCGAAGATTTAGAAAGATTTTTAAATCGAGTAGAAAATCCTCAGCATACCTACCCTCAATATGGACCATTTGAGCCTAAGAAAAAAGAAAATACACTAATAAGCAAACTTAAAACACTTTATGATGATGATAAAGTAAAGGAAACTGGTTATCTAAATTATTTTTTATCAAAATTAAACATTGTAATTCAGCAGACCAAAGAGCAAGAGTATAAAATCGAACAGTTTGTGGAAATATGTAATAAGTATCTGACTTCGTCAGGTGATTCAAAATCATTACGATTTGATCCATCAAAGTTAGAAGTCATTGTAAATGATGATTTTACGGGCTCGAGAATATCGCTAAACGATTTGTCATCTGGTGAAAAACAAGTGATTTCATTAATGGCCATACTTTATCTTGGTGGCGATGATAACAAGATAATATTGATCGATGAGCCCGAGCTTTCCTTGTCATTGAAATGGCAAAAGATGATTCTTCCCGATATAGATAAAGCAAAAAAAGTAAACCAAGTCGTTGCAATTACTCATTCACCTTTCATATTCGACAATGAATTAGAAAAGTCAGCAACTTCAATGAAAATCAGGAGGGCTATATTAGATGAGCAGTAATGACCTTCTTGATGAGTTAATAAAGGCAAAGGAATCTAAAAACCCATTAAAGCAAGAGATTTTAATGGCCAAGTCTTTTGTGGATAGCATTTATGTTTTCGAAGGAGTTGATGACTTTCCTGTTTATGATGAATGGTTAAAACAAAATCACCACTATGCAAATTCTTGTCATATAGTTGCAAAGGGAAAAAAGCAAATAACAACATTATATGAGCACTCTACTCTTATAAACGATAGAGAGATTCTTGATAGTTGCATTTTCTATGTCGACCATGATTATGACTTAGATAGACACGACGATCACTGTATTACAACATTAAACTGCTACTCAATTGAAAATTACATCGTTAATGAAGATGCTGTAAGTAATTACATGAGTGATGAATTTAGATTGGACGCAAAACATATAAATCTTAAAAAATCGTTGATGTCTGATTTCAGAAGTGACTTATCAATTTTTTTGACTGCTGCAAGATTAATTTGCAAACCCTTGTTTATTAACCATAACATTCTTGGAAAAACAGAATTTTATGAGAAAATATCCAAAATAATAAATATTGAATATAAAAACATCTTCATTAGAGATGATGCGGAAATTAAAGGGTATCTGGTGGATGTCAACTCTAGCAAGTTTTATGAGCTGTCTGATATTTTTGATCAATTAACAGACTCTAGGGCTGTGAGGGGTAAGTACGTGTTTGAGTTTATTAAACTTTGGTTAAATTCATTAAAAGTGAACTTGATTTCACGAGATAATGATGGAATTAAACCATCGAAGAAGGATCCGTTGATGCTGGAGATGAGAAGATTAGCTAGCTCTACTCCAGTACCTACTGAAATTCAACAATCTCTCAGATAGTGGGTCAAAGCTTTAAAAGCTTTTCATAAAGTTTAATTATTTCCTTTAATCTTTATACCATAGGTCAGCAATAGGTAGTGCCAAAAGAGGTCGCCCACGGGCGACCTTTTTTATTATCTGTCCCCCAACGGGAGAGTTGAACATAGCCTCTAGCCTACCTCAAAGAGGCCCTTGAAATGCTTTTGCGGCCAAAGGGGCTTTTCCAGTACTTTCTCGATCCTAAATCTTTAAAACGCTCCTGATGATTCATGCAAATCTAAATGGGTATAAAGTGATATATGTTCCACACGAAGTAGTGAATGCTGACGTTGGAAATGTCTGCTCTAGGCACATAGCAGACATTAGTATCTCAAGCCTGATCTCTCACTTAGGCTCTGGGGAGGGCTGAATCGTAAGCCTTTGCCCTAGGTGTCTCAGTATTCTAGAAGCTAGCGGGAAACCAGACTCAGCCGAGGCGGTAATGCAGAGTAAGCCAAGCTTCGCGACATGATGTGATACTGATATCGGTTATGAGGTTCCAGAATGATTCCGGGCCTGTTAAATTTGATACAGCACTAAACGCTTGGAGTATGGGGATTTATACAGCTTAAAAATATGATAAATTATAGGTAATTGTAGTCAGAACAAACTAAGCGGTGGAGCATATGGGCAACAAATTCAAGGTGATAGATCTCTTCTGTGGGGCTGGTGGGCTATCTACTGGCTTTTGCCATGGGGAGATGTCTGAGCATTTTGAAAGCATTCTTGCCATAGATAATGATGCTGCTGCGATCAAAACTTATAACGCAAACTTTAACTCGCATGGCATCAGAGCCAACATTGAAGAGTGGATTGCTTCTAATGATGTCCCCTCTGCCGATATTGTGATCGGCGGGCCACCATGCCAGGGATTCAGTCTGCTTAACAAAAACAGAGAAGGGGACCATCGCAGAGCGCTCTGGGAACCTTACATGGACATCATCCAGCTCTCCGGCGCCAGCATGTTTGTAATGGAGAATGTCCCAGGTCTGTTAAAGAGCGATGAGTTTGCCGATATTTCTGCGCGAGCTGAGTCAATGGGATTCATGCTTCTGAATCCGCAAGTGCTCAACACCGCTGATTATGGGGTCCCTCAGACACGGAAAAGAACCATAGCCGTAGGCATCAAACGCGAAATGTTTCAAGTGAACCATCTTCCAGCCTTCCCACCAGCACCTACTAACTTGGCTCCTGAGAAAGCTGGGGTGCTTCCGCCGTGGGTCTCTACGCGCCAGGCTATTGGTGATCTTCCTGAGCCAATAGGAACTGAAATTCGTGACGAAGTGCCGCCTCTGAATCTTCATTTTGGCCGCAATCCTACCGAGATCTCTAAAGAACGCTATCAGGCTGTCCCACCTGGCGGCAATCGGTTTGATCTGCAGAAAAACCGTCCCGATTTGACTCCTGCCTGCTGGGTTAAAAAAACTTCAGGCGGGACTGATCTGTTTGGGCGTCTTTGGTGGGAAAGACCGTCTGTGACTATACGTACAGAATTCTTCAAGCCTGAAAAAGGGCGTTATCTACATCCCGACCAGCATCGTCCAATTACGCACCGTGAAGCAGCAAGGTTGATGTCTTTCCCTGATGATTTTGTGTTTTTAGGCTCGAAAACTGAAGTGGCACGCCAGATTGGGAATGCTGTTCCTCCACTTTTTGCTAAAAAAATTGCGGAATACGTTCTTGATGTAATGCGCGTAAAGAAAGAAGATGAGTCATCCGACAAGAAAAAAAGCGCTGCTTAAGAAGGTAAACGTTTATGGACGAACTCAACGCAGACAGTGCTGCAGCTTTCGCTGAAGCTCGCAGAGAATTTCATGCTGAACTGCTCCTGGCTACATTGACCACTAATGCAGCAGGTGTAGTAAGCAATGCAGACGGTAACAACAACACCAGCAAGGCGATCGCGCGTGAAATTGCAAAGCTACTTCGGGCTGAGACAATCGGCGAAAGAATTGCTGGTCAGACCTCAGGTAATCAGTTCGAAAGCATTTGCGCGCAGTTTGTTGAAAAAACCTTCCTGAAACTTGGCCACTTGCGTCCAGGCAAATGGAAGGTACAGCAAGTATCCGGACGTAATCGTCTGGAAATAGCGAAATATGAGCAATATGCCCATCTTATAGCTTTAGATAAAGCTGCCCGAAGTGATGCTCAACTTGCCGCTGCGTTGGGAAGCGACTATACAATTACACCTGATATCGTTGTTGCTCGTGAGCCTGAGCATGATAGTGTCATCAACAAGCCTGAACTTATCGTAGATAATTCAGTAACTCTGATGTCAGGCCTTCGCAATTCAAATGGCGGTAAACCGTTATTACATGCAAGCATTTCATGTAAATGGACAATAAGAAGCGATCGCGCACAGAACGCGCGTTCTGAAGCGCTCAATCTGATGAGAAACAGGAAGGGCACTCTTCCACATATCATGGTAGTGACCGCAGAACCGACCCCAAGCAGGCTCGCCTCTATTGCCTTGGGTACTGGTGATATAGATTGTGTCTACCACTTCGCTCTTTATGAACTTCAAAAAGCTGTTGAGCTTCTAGGTTTGCATGACGCCGCAGATATGTTGGCAGTCATGGTCGATGGGAAGAGGCTCAAAGATATTTCTGATTTGCCCCTTGATTTAGCAATTTGAGCATATAGAAGCAAATCAAGCCGTTATATCTATTTAAGATTTTTAAAATATATCTTCAGCCCCTGTAAGCACAAATAAGCCTCTTCGAGGGACATGCATTATGGAAACTTTCATTCCCATAATGCATGCCTTCTTATCTTTACGACTGGGACAAACGGGAGCTCTTGCGCTTAATGTTTCGCGCTTTCAGGAGGAAAAGTTTTCTCTTGCACGCACGAACGTCAGAAACTGCTCAATGTCAGTATGCTGGTAGCCCAGCAGGCGGCCGACCAGTCTGATGCGACGCTCATTGAAAGGCTCTGCATCCTTACTGAGTTCATATTTGAGTTCTGTGGCGCTGATTTCAAAGCCGGGCAAATAATAAATTCGGCCCAGTCCGTCTTTGTAATCAACATGTTTCATCTCCAGACCTAACGGGTTTGTGATGAATTCGACAGGAACGAAGTACTCAAAGTATGCCACGCTCTTCAGTTTCTTCTGCATCAGTGCGTACTCAATGCCTTCATGCGGATCGATTCCCGTGGGGACAGAATAGCCGGTACATTTTTGCGGACTGAGCGTACCGACCGCTTTTTCACTGGAAGTCTTCTCATCAACCCCGCGCCAGCCTGCCGCCAGAAAGCTCACGTAATTGCGGTCGAAGTCGTCGAAGATATTGCTGATTTTTTGCGCCTCCTCCTCAGCTCCGGGGCGAAAGAAAATCATGCCATAACCAGAGGCTATCGGTATGGCGCGCAAATCAATTCCTTTGGGGTTAACAAGGAATATCAGAGGTATCGCGCCGGTGTATACCACACAGTTGATTTTCCTCTCGGCTATAGTCGCATATTTGATCTCCTCAATGGTGGGGAAATCAGAACTGCTGGTAACATGATTATTCATGGCTATCACCTTGGTGCAAGGGCAGACGACTCGCGTCCGCCGAAAGTTAATAAATTTATTCTTCCCCGAAAAGGGTGTTAAGGATGAGGTTATTCATCGCGATGTTAATAAATATTCCCATGACCATAATGAAGTTGGTGCCGCCAGGATAGAGATGGCACAAACGCAAAGTGACATCAAATATCGTGTAAAAGGTCGAGGCAATTATCCAGGCCCGGATGAAAAATCGCACGGCTCCTCCTGTCTTTTTGTCGGCGTTATTGACGCAACAGCCTAAAAAAACTCCCTCACAAACACTGTGAGGGAGGCACAGGCTAAGGGTTTAAGGCGCTGTCTCTTTTTCCCGGACATTGGCCTGACGTTTGCCATTAAGGCGGGGCCTATCTTATCCATCTCGCGATTAATTAAAAGTCCTGTGAAGTATTTTCCGTGTAACTTTAGATATTAGGTTGTTTCATGGTGTGAAATAATCAAAAGTAAATCCGAAAAACACATCTTTCAGATTAATTTTTTTATAAAGCACTCCAAAAAAAATAAAAATACTGATTTGATAAACTTATCTGAAAAATGGTGAATATAATTGAGCCCTGTCAATCCGGAATAAGTGAGGAGGAGTGATATCAGGAGGAGGGGGTTAACTACGGCGTTGGGAATTAGAGCTGCGATTTAAGCGTGTACAGGCTAATTCGTGCACTGCAGGCGATAGAGGGTGCGCTATCAGTTTGCTTATTCAGCCCGGATGCCCTACATCTGGCTGACCCGGATTTGAATAAGGGAGTGACTGTTCTCTATTTATGGGGGCATTTTGGGGATGTTTTGACCGGGTTCAGCCTGATTATGCCTGAACCCCTGCTGGCCCGGAACGACAAACAACTGGCGTAATCTCAGGACCGGTTTTTCAGCTGTCTTTGCTCACGACGGTACAACGTATTTTCTACAGGTGTCAGCGGTTGGTAAGACGCCGTACGGTAAGAGACGGCCTGCGCAGAGGGCTCGTTTGCGGTGAACCGACGGTCAAAATCCAGTGTTACACCATTAAGTTCAGCCATCATCCTGACGTAACCCCTCAACATATTTTCTTTAAATCGAAACCAGCCTTTTCTTCCCTTAAGGGCAGGGATAATGACCTGCCCGAACGCCTGCGTTTTCAGCTTTGAAAACTGTCTGTCAAACTGCTTACTCTCAAGCTGGCTGTAGCCACGTGCCTCACAGATATGATGGTATGAGTTAAAGATGGTTTTCTTTTCCCGCTGCAGATCGCCAGAGTCAGCCATCGCCCACAGCATATGGTGAAAATACTCTGCACGACAGTGAGTTGCCTGAACATAATCGTATTTCAGTGTTTCTGCCACTGAGCTCACTGCGTCCCTCAGTCCCTCCAGAAACAACGTCTGATCAATCTGCTTTACCTCTTCCTCTCTGGAGAAAGCGCACTGGAGTATTTTTTCGCAAAGCAGATGAACATAGTGCGGATAACCGTCACTGAGACCGGAAATTTTTGAATTTCACATCCTGACTGAGAGTGAGGCCAAATTCACCAAATGCTCTGTCGATAATTTCATCCCTTCCACTCAAGGGCAATGCCTCAAGTTGTGTCTGGTGGACCAGGCGTTCACTTGACAGGTGTCCGCCAATCAGTGAGTGTAGAGAATCACTGATGCCCGTAAAGATAAGCTTAAGACTCAGGTTCTGATCGCCCAGGGCTTTTATAAGCCGCCCGAAATTCTGCCTTTCCTCAATACTTGCTATCTGGTCGAATTCGTCAATCACAATGTGCGGCACGGGTGAGTGCTTGGCTGACAGTCCGGACAGCGCCATCACCGCAGACGAGACAGAATTCACCTCATGCACGACGGGCTTTTCTGTTTTCTTCTGCTGTGCGGACAGGCCTGTCTCCATCAGGTTGACACTGGCACCCCATGTGGTTTCAGACACCAGCTCTGCGGAGACTTTTGCTTTGAGCAAAATGTCTTTCACAATGGAGCTGAGCGTAGAGCCAAGCTCGCAGCCGACAAATATGGGGTCATTATGCGTCTGAAGCTTTACTGCCACCGTCTGTGCCAGCGAAGTTTTCCCCACGCCACGGTCACCATAGATGAATACGTGGCGACCATCGACATAAAGGGCTGCTTCGATTTCATGCACCTGTTTCTCACGACCGAAGAGCATTTCGTAAGAGGAAATGGGGGCCGAAGGACGGATGACTTTATTGAGTTTCTCGTAAAATTCCTGACAAGATAAATTCTGTATAGACATCAGTATTCCTTCAGAGAAATCAGGGGTTAACACAATTCATAATATTTTCAGGTAACCGGACAACACCGGAGTCTGTTAACAAGGCGCACATCAGAGTTCGATGCATTGTATCCCTGACGCGCTTTTTTAAAAGGACTTTGCTGTTGTACGTTGTGTGAGATAATTCAGGCCTTTAAGTAAGGATTAAATCACGCGGTAATCTGGCGTCCATTTTTACCCTCCATTTCAATCCGGGAGATAACATGCGCGATATTCAGCAAGTGCTTGAACACTGGGGAGCCTGGGTTACAAATAACCCGGAAAAAATATCTTGGTACAGGGTTGCAGCCGGATTTACCGGGCTCTTTCCAGATAAGGTGACCTCACGCCCTCAATGTTGTGATGAAGATGGGCTGATAATCAGTCGTTGTGTCGCTAAACTTTATGCCAGAAATGCAGACCTGCATGACCTGCTGGTGGACTATTACATTCTTGGCCATACCTTCCTCTCGCTGGCGAGAAAACATCACTGTTCAGACGGACACATCGGAAAGAAACTACAGAAAGCCGAAGGCATTATTGAGGGGATGCTCGTGATACTCGATGCGCCACTTGAAATGGACCGGTTTGTACACCGCGTGCCGGACGCTTATTCCTGTGAACCCGCTTTACGTACGTAAAAGTCTGCGTATTCTTTCAGCATCGGTTTATCAGCTTCACGCATTGCAACCGGATTAATGTTGAAAAGCAAGCGTCCTGGCGCTTGCCTCAAATTACTTATTTTCCGGTGAAGCGACTGCGGTAAAGATATGCCAGGGGTGTAAGTGAAGTTTGTCACAGGCTTTACGGTGATCGCCGTGTTTTCGCAGCATAATAAGCTCGCGCGTCAGAGTCAGGAGCTCATGCTTCAGATTCATGCTTGAGGGCAAAACTAATTGTCTCCTGATATCTGCAAAGAGATGCAGGCTACGGGCGGTGCAACAGGACTGTGCCTTTTCAAGCGAGTCTGAATATGTGAAATCTGCAGCGTCCACACGCTTGATTCCGTAGACGTAATCAAGTTCGTCGAAATCCGGTAGCAGTTCGGTCTCGTCGACTTCCACTTCGAACACAGAAAGAAAATTGTCCCTGCGGAACACGGCCTCTTTGTTAGCCACGTATATCGCATAACCAATATTATCCGTCAGGTAGACGAGGCCATTCGTTGTGGGGAAGGGAGATGATTCATCGTAAGTCCGTTTAATTTCGTGAAGAATTTTTTCTGAGCTGATAATGCTCTGCGAGGCACTGAATGATGTGCCGTGATAAAGACGCATTGTTTACCCTGGTTGGCTTTTGTCCGGTTTTTTTAACCGGGTATCGCATGCTACGCAACTTAACAAAGCCAAAACAGGATGATATGCCATAAACGCCTGCTTATGCAGGCGTTTCTTTTACAGATCCCGGTCAGTCAGGAGGAGAATCAATGCACAACAATCTGAACGGCTGGCCAGCTTTAGAAGCGCTGATACAAAGCTGGTGGCGGGGAGAAACGCCTGTTGGGGCTATTCTGCTGGCGATGATTATGGCTGTGCTGCGTATCGCTTATACCGGCGGAGGCTGGAAAAGAATGATCCTCGAAGGTCTGCTGTGTGGTGCGCTGACATTAACCGTCGCCTCAGGACTGACTTATCTCGACTGGCCACGAACGGCAACCATCGCGATCGGCGGCGCTGTCGGGTTCATCGGGGTAGATTCCCTGCGCGCTTTTGCCTTGCGTTTTATCAATAATCGTCTCGGTGATAAAAATGAAAGCGAATAATGCCCGCGGGATTCGTAATAATAATCCCGGCAACATACGATGGGGAGATCACTGGCGGGGACTCGTTCCGCAGTTACAGCAAACAGACAAAGCGTTCTGCCAGTTCGTCAGCCCGGAATACGGTATTCGGGCCATGATGATGATTCTGAAACGCTATCAAAAGCAGCATGGTCTCAATACGATCGCGGGTATCATTCATCGCTGGGCACCGCCAGAAGAGAATGACACTCAGGCCTACATAAATAGCGTGGTTACAGTGACCGGCATTCCTGCACACAAGCAAATTGACGTAACGGACAGCGCAACGATGTTGAAACTTGTCCAGGCCATTATCGTTCACGAAAACGGATATCAGCCATACGATGCTTCAGTGCTTCAAAGGGCAGAGAAACTCGCACATGAGTAATCTGCGAAATCCCTTTCTGTGGTTCATTTTCCTGGCGATGGGCTTATCTGGCCTGCTAGCAAGTGAGCCACTGTGACGTAAATACTTTCAGACATAGCTATACATAACGAAGCCCCGGGGTGCTGGAACACCACGGGGCTTCTGCTTTCCAGCGTTACACCACTAACGAGGAACATAGGTGAACTATAAACGAATTATGTTGAGGTTAACTATGAAAAATGGTCTCGAACCGGAAGCACCAGATAACCCTGAAATAACTAAAGCGGCTGCCTTCGCAATTCGCCTTATATCGATTTCTATCTTCATATGGGCTATACGCTGGTGGTGAAGTGAACAGATGCCTGTCCAGCTTGCTCTTTATTTTTATTATTATACTCAGTTGGGCTACCGACCATTTTCATAATGGAATGCTCCAGGCTCAAAAGGCAGAGCATGTCGCCCGTAAAGAACAGCTGAAATCTCAGTCCGTCCTTAAGAGCACATTGGCAGCAGTCACACTGTTTCAGGATATAGCCCGTATCACGCATGAAGACAGGCGAAGCAATTTTGCTGAAAGCGAGAAGCGCATTATCCGTATCAGGAAGGAGATGCAAGAAGATGCCTGTGCTCACCATCCTGTGCCTGCCGCTGTTGCTGACCAGTTGCGCGCGCACAGAGACAGAATTCGTGCCCACTCAAGTGGTACCAATCCCGCCGCAATTGCTGGTGGACTGTGAAATTCCTGATATCCCAGAGCCCATGACATACGGTGACAGTCTGGAGCTGAATGAAAAGTTTCTTACTGTCATTGAGAACTGCAACCTGGATAAGGCAGCGATCCGGAAAATTGAAGAAAGTCGGGCCTCGCAATAGCAGGGCTCTACTTCTCCATCAATAAATCCATGCGCCTCGTACGCGCAGCTATTAACCCAGAGCCTACAGAAAAGTGAGCCTGAGAGATCCCGTATAGGTGCGGACCTCTCTGGGGCGGTTTCTCTGTGCGACAGGCTCACTTTTCTGTAGGTATCCGAAATGAATGAACTGACATTTAACAATCACAGTGTCGTGCCATTTGATAACGGTGACGGGAAAATCTGGTTCACGGCTGATCACCTCGCTGAGTTGCTGGGATACAACGATGCTAAACAGGTAAACAAAATCTTTCAGCGCCATGAAGCCGAGTTTTCAAACAGCATGACAATGCGGACCAAAGTGACGAAGAATGGAATAAACAATAGCTTACGTGAAATTTCGGTAAGGCTGTTTTCTCCACGTGGTGCTCATCTTATTGGCATGGTGTCACGTACCAAAGTCGCTAAGGAATTGCGTATCTGGCTGCTGAACTTGGCAGAAAAAAGTCCGGTATTGAGTTAGGGCAACTCCCTGTTAACGAACTTGCCAGCCTCACGGGGCAGAAACTTCACGATGCGATAGCAGTGTTTGACCAGAAATCGTTCACCTTACGAGGGCAGCGCGGCAGTGGACTCATGGCGCAGCGTAAGCGCGATATCAAACGAGTGAAAGAAGCGACGCGTTTGGCTCTTAGTCTTACGCAGATGGTCATTCCGGATCTGGGCGAGTTTTCTCTGGAGGAGACATCATGAATCTGACGCCGGCTCAGTTTCTGGAGAAACACATCATCTCGGAGCTCACCCGTCAGGGCTTCGCCAGTAATGTCGCAAATATCGGTGCGCGCGAGGCGCTGAAATTTTACCGTCGCGCTGGCTCGTGCGGAGGAAAAAATAAGATATTCGACGAATGTCTGAGCGTGGCGAAAGCGTGGGCGGTTAAAAGTCAGGGCAAAAAGAAAAATGATCCCCCGCTGCGCGCTGAACCTGCGGGTCCTCCCGGCGGAGTACCCTGTCCACGAGGCGGCGGCCCCGCGGAAAACGGCTGATTTTTGCATTTTCATGGTGGCGGCGGCAGGTCCCTTAACTTATTGATAATGATGATTAATTCTTGAGATCACCTGTACACTTTTTTACAGGGGTGTCATTAGACCAGTTTATAAGCTGCTGAAATTAATCAATAAAAATGGTTTTCACCTGCCAGATTGAGCTGCCTATGTCGAATGTAAGTGGAATCGGTGATGCTTATCACTGGAGCGTGTTCAAGATCGCAGAAGCTTTCGGACTGCACCGTGACACCGTAAAAAAGCGCCTCTTCGCCGCCAACATTCCGGTGGCTGCAACAGCCAGGGGTAATCCCGTATATGCGCTGCAGCATGTCGGACCGGCCCTGTTCGGCGTGAAGTGTGAAACCGCTGACTCCGTTCATGATCCGTCCCGGATGGAGCCGAAAGAGAGAAAGGACTGGTATCAGTCAGAAAATGAAAGGATCAAGCTGGAAAAAGAGCAGCGCAAACTCATCCCTGTGGATGAAGTGGTCGTTGTTTATTCATCAATGAGAAAGGCTGTCGTGCAGGTTCTGGAAACTATTCCGGATATTCTTGAGCGCGATTGTGCCCTTTCACCACAGGCTGTCGGCGTCGTACAGAAATCAATCGATGACCTGCGGTATACCCTCCAGGAAAAATCATATGAGGCTTGTGCTGCGGAGTTAATGCCGGGCGATGAAGGAGAAAGCCACGAGGAGGAATAATGAGTTTTTCATCAGCCCGAAATTCTGGCAGGGACATCGCGGCAGGGTTTTCCCCACCACGTCGCATGCCGGTTTCAGAGGCTGTGAGAAAATTCATGCGTGTTCCCAAAGGTGCCGGTAACTCGGTTCCCTGGGAGCCAGAGCTGACCCCTTATATCATCGAACCGATGAACTGCCTGACATCGCGTGAATATGATGCGGTGATTTTTGTCGGTCCGGCCCGTACCGGAAAAACGATCGGCCTCATTGACGGCTGGATTGTTTATACGATTGTCTGCGATCCCTCAGACATGCTCGTCGTGCAGATGACGGAGGACAAGGCCCGGGAACATTCTAAAAAGCGCCTGGACAGAACCTTCAGAAGCAGCGCAGCGGTCAAGAAAAGAATGAGTCCCCGCCGCAACGATAATAATGTCCATGACAAGACGTTCAGAGACGGCTCATTTCTTAAAATTGGCTGGCCTTCAGTGAATATTCTGTCGTCGTCTGATTACCGGTTTGTCGCGCTGACCGATTACGACCGCTTTCCGGAGGACATCGACAGCGAGGGGGACGGCTTCTCTCTTGCATCCAAACGAACCACGACCTTTATGTCTGCTGGTATGACGCTGGTGGAAAGCTCACCCGGCCGGGATATCTGCGATACAAAATGGAAAGCCTCAACCCCTCACGAAGCGCCGCCCTCAACCGGGATACTGTCACTGTATAACCGGGGCGATCGCCGACGCTGGTACTGGCCCTGCCCACACTGCAGGGAATACTTTCAGCCAGAAATGGCCAATCTCATGGGCTATCACGATGATATCGACCTGGTGCGGGCCAGTGAGGCTGCACGTCTGCAGTGCCCGGCCTGTCAACACATTATCCCCCCGGAGATGAAACGGGAACTGAATATCCGCGGGGTCTGGCTGAGGGATGGCGAGGCGATTGATCGCGACGGGAACGTGACCGGGGAGGGGCGTCAGTCGAGGATTGCCTCGTTCTGGATGGAGGGACCGGCGGCGGCCTATCAGACCTGGGCACAACTGGTTTTTAAATACCTCACTGCTGAACAGGACTATCAGAAAACGGGTAGCGAAGAAACGCTCAAAGCGGTCGTCAACACTGACTTTGGCCGGCCTTATCTTCCCCGGGCTGCGTTTGAACAGCGCAGGGGAGAGCTTCTGGAACAGCGGGCTGAGGAGATCCCCGAGCGAACCGTTGCGGACGGCGTGAACTTTCTGGTGGCAACCGTGGACGTTCAGGGCGGCCGGCATCGTCGGTTCGTGGTACAGGTTACCGGCTACGGCAGCATGGGAGAACGGTGGATCGTTGACCGGTATAGCCTCCGCCATTCGCAGCGCTGCGACGACGGAGGAGAAAGCTGCCGCCTTGATCCTGCCAGTTACCCTGAAGACTGGGATCTGCTTATCCCGGATGTGCTGCACAAAACATGGCAGCTGGCCGGCGACCCGTCAAAGCGCATGTCACTCATGGCGATGGCGGTGGACTCCGGCGGTGAGGATGGCGTCACTGATAATGCGTATCGGTTCTGGCGTAAATGCCGCCGGGAGGGCGAGGGAAAGCGGGTTTACCTGTTTAAGGGCGACAGCCACAAGCGGGAAAAGCTGATCACCAGGACCTGGCCTGACAATACCGGGCGTTCTGCCCGGCGGGCAAATGCCGCCGGCGATGTTCCCCTCTACCTGCTCCAGACGGATGCGCTCAAGGACCGCGTCAACAACGCGCTGTGGCGCGACGCGCCGGGACCAGGTTATGTCCATTTCCCGGCGTGGATCGGCAGCGGGTTTTATGACGAGCTCACCTATGAAGAGCGCACGCCTGATGGCCGATGGCGTAAACCGGGGCGCGGAGCCAATGAAGGATTTGACCTGCTTGTCTATGCCGAGGCGCTGGTGATGCTGCATGGGTACGAAAAAATCAAATGGCCTGATGCTCCTTCATGGGCGCGCCGGGAAACGTGGATTGAAGAGAGTGAGACCGATAGCGCTGCGGAACGAGAGGCCTCCCCCCGGAATAACCGCCTCCACACATCCACATCAGGCACGACGACCGATATGACTAACAATCCCTGGATTACAAACGGAGGCTGGGTATGAACCAAGGCGATGTGGAAGCCATGATCCGTGCTTACACCGAGGCAGAAATTGCCGTTCTGGGCGGCAAAACTATCATGCTGAACGGGCAGTCCATGACCATGGAGAACCTGACAGCTATTCGTGACGGGCGGCAGGAGTGGGAACGCCGTCTGACCCGATTGCTTGAGAAGCGCACCGGGCAACCAGACTATCGCCTGGCGAGGTTCTGATGTCGCTTCTGGATCAGGCAATCGGCTTTTTTTCGCCGTCGTGGAAGGCCGCCAGGCTGCGTGCCCGCATGCAGATCCGCGCCTATGAGGCCGCGACCCCCTCGCGAACGCACAAAGCCAGACGCGAAACGCGCTCCGCCAACCAACTCAATCAGGCCGGTGCTATTTCCCTTCGTCAACAGGCCAGAGCGCTGGATGCAAACCACGACCTGGTGATTGGGATACTGGACAAGCTGGAAGAACGCGTGATTGGGTCAAGAGGTATCATCGTGGACCCCCATCCGCTGCTGAAAAATGGTCGGGTGGCGACAGAGCTTATTAAATCCATTCGTAAAAAATGGGCTGAGTGGTCACTTCGGCCTGATGTCACCGGTGAGTTCTCCCGGCCGGTGCTGGAACGTCTGATGCTGCGCACCTGGCTCAGAGACGGGGAGGTTTTTGCTCAGATGGTGAGTGGACATGGTACAGGGCTTAGCGCTGACGGTGGGGTACCCTTCTGGCTTGAGGCGCTTGAGCCCGATTTCGTGACCATGAACTCCGATCCGGCCGCCGGTCTCATTCAGGGCGTCTGGCTCAACGAATGGGGTAAACCGCTGAAGTATCAGGTCTATAAAAACCTTCCCGTCAGCGGTTTGCTGTCGGATACCAAAGACGTGCCCTCTGACACCATGCTGCACCTTAAATTTGCAAGGCGCCTGCACCAGGTGAGGGGCATTACCCTGCTGTCCGGCGTAATGATCCGCCTGAGCGCCCTGAAAGATTACGAAGAAAGCGAACTGGTCGCCGCGCGCATCGCTGCTGCGCTTGGCATGTATATCAAAAAGGGGGATGGCCAGGACTATTCAGACAGCCTGAGTGACAGCGGTGAGCGTGAACTGACTATCCAGCCAGGCATGCTTTATGACGACCTTCGTCCGGGTGAAGAGATTGGCATGATCCGCTCAGACCGCCCCAACACCAGCCTTGAGTCATTCCGAAATGGCCAGTTACGGGCGGTGGCAGCGGGTACACGTCTGAGCTTTTCCAGCACTGCCCGCAATTACAACGGGACATACAGCGCACAGCGGCAGGAGCTGGTGGAGTCTACTGACGGGTATCTCATTCTTCAGGACTGTTTTATTGCGGCCATCACGCGGCCGGTTTATCGCGCATGGCTGAAGCAGGCGGTTGCGGCGGGCGTCATTAAGCCGCCATCCGATATTGAGCTTTCCACACTTTATGACGCCATTTATTCGGGACCCGGCATGCCCTGGATCGACCCGGTGAAAGAGGCGACAGCCTGGAAAATTCAGATACGGGGTGGGGCGGCAACCGAATCCGACTGGGCACGGGCATGCGGCCGTAATCCTGAAGAGGTTAAACGCCGCCGCAAAGCGGAAATTGATGAAAACCGAAAAGAAGGGCTGGTGTTCGATACTGACCCGGCAAACGATCAAGGAGTCAGCAGTGAGCGAGACAATAAAGCGGGCAAGCCAGCATCCACAGAGGCAGGCGAAGACGGTTAAATCCTGGTTCAGAATGGCCGCAGGGGGCAACGCTGAGGCGGACATTTATATTTATGACGAAATTGGCTTTCAGGGGGTGACGGCTAAACAGTTTATCAGCGACCTCCAGGCTCTCGGGGAGGTGAAACACATTACCCTTCACATCAACTCACCGGGTGGCAGTATTTTTGAAGGAATTGCCATCTTCAATGCACTCAAATATCACCCTGCTGCGATTACGGTTCATATCGATGGCGTGGCCGCGTCGATGGCTTCCGTCATCGCCATGGTCGGCAATCCGGTCATCATGCCGGCGAACAGTTTCATGATGATCCACAAGCCCTGGGCCGTCGCGGGCGGCGACGCCGATGACATGCGTGATTTCGCCGAACTGCTGGATAAGACAGAGGCTGTGCTTATTCCGGCTTATGCCGCAAAAACCGGGCTGTCCCGGGAGGTTATCGCCGGGATGCTGAAAGAGGAAACCTGGATGGACGGAACCCAGTGTGTCTCGCTGGGGTTCGCTGACCAGCTGGTGCCCGCGGTTCAGGCCATGGCCCACATTGATTCAAAACGTATCGAGGAGTACGAAAAAATGCCAGAAAACCTTCGCACTATGCTGACGCCCCCGCAGAACAGCGTGGCGCACGAGCCTGCTCAGCCTGCACCCCAGGCCGTTTTAAATGAAACGGGGTTACGTGAGCAGTTTATGGAAGAACAGCGTGCGCGCGCAGGGGCGCTAAACGATCTGTTTGGGATGTTTGGCGATAAATATCAGGCCCTGCAGACAGCGTGCATCGCCGATCCGACGTGCACTCTTGAGCTGGCACGAGAGAAACTGCTGAATCAGATGGGCAAAGACAGTACCCCCTCAAACAAATCAGCCGCAACTCACATTTATGCCGGCAACGGTAACTTCACCGGGGACGGCATCCGACAGGCTATCATGGCGCGGGCCGGTCATGAGCCGCTTCAGGCGGATAATCCCTACAACGCCATGGCGCTTCGCGAACATGCACGGCTGTCTCTGACTGAGCGTGGATTTGGTGTGGCGAGTTATAACCCGCTGCAGATTGTCGGGCTGGCGTTTACGCACAGCACGTCCGATTTTGGCAATATCATGCTTGATGTGTCCGCCAAGTCCCTTCTTCAGGGCTGGACGGACGCACCGGAAACGTTTGAAGAATGGACCAAACAAGGACAGCTGTCCGACTTTAAAGTCGCACACCGTGTGGGGCTGGGTGGCTTTCCTTCTCTGCGTCAGGTTCGCGAAGGTGCAGAGTACAAATACGTCACGACCTCTGACAAGCAGGCAACGATTGCACTGGCCACCTATGGTGAACTGTTCAGCATTACCCGGCAGGCCATCATTAATGACGATCTGAGCATGCTGACTGATGTCCCCATGAAGCTCGGCCGCGCAGCGAAAGCCACTGTAGCGGATCTGGTGTACGCCATTCTGACCACGAACCCGCTACTTTCGTCAGACAGCCTGCCGCTGTTTGATAAGGCACGCCATGCCAACATGCTGGAAAAAGCCGCAATGGACGTGATTTCCCTGGATAAAGCCCGTCAGATGATGCGCCGCCAGAAGGAAGGTGAACGCCATCTCAACATCCGTCCGGCTTTCGTGCTGGTGCCGACCGCCATGGAGTCCACGGCCAGTCAGGTCATCCGCTCAACGTCTGTCAAAGGCGCTGATATCAACGCTGGCATCATCAACCCCGTGCAAAACTTTGCGACGGTCATTGCCGAACCCCGTCTGGATGACGCCAGCCAGAGCACGTTCTATCTGGCTGCAGCAAAAGGCTCGGACACGATTGAGGTCGCTTACCTCAACGGTGTTGATACGCCATTTATCGACCAGACGGAAGGCTTCACCTCGGATGGTATTACCACGAAAGTACGCATCGATGCCGGTGTGGCACCGATTGACTATCGCGGACTGGTGCAGTGTGTTGCCTGATATGTCGTGAAAAATCTGAATGCCCGAAAGGGCTTTTTTTATGTCTGAAATCCGGTCCTCAGGGACCGTGAAGGAGAATCCGCATGGCAAAGAACTATCTGCAGGACGGCAAGACGCTGACGTTCATTGCAAAAGAAGACTATAAAAGCGGCGATATGGTGCAGGTGGGAGACTGTATCGTTATCGCCTTAACGGATACGCCAGAAGGATATGCCGGCACTGGCCTTGCGGAAGGGGTGTTCAGCTTACCTAAAGACCAGAAGACCGATTTTGAAATCGGAAAACCCGTGTACAGACTGGGCAAGCGGGTTGTCAACAGTAAAACGGAGGGCGCGGTAAAGCTGGGTATTGCCTGGGAAACGTCAGAGAGTAATGCGGTAGTGGTGGCCGTAAAGCTTGGATAACCTGGTAAAAAGTCTGGCTGACAGAATGGACCGTGTTACTGCACGCCGGTTTGGTCAGCCGGTGGTGATTAACGGACGGGCAATGTGTGCAGCCGAACACGCCTTTACGGCTGACATGGGGCCATTGTGCGGCGAGGGGCTGTCACTCATTGTTTTCGACAGGGCTTATGAGCCCGGGCGGCACGACAGGGTTGAATGGCAGACAAAACGCTGGAGGGTGACCCGTTGGCAGCTTTACAACAACAAACCGCAGATCTGGCTGGAGGAGGAGAACGATGCAGGGACTGAGGCAGGCGATGATGAACCTGCATGAACTTGATCGTCAGCTGGTGCCCCGGGCTCTGGCGCAGGCGGTAAACCGCGTGGCGCGCCGCGTCATTACGCGCAGTACTCGCCAGGTCGCAAACGAGACCGGCGTGCCTCAGAAGCTGATCAGGCAGCGCGTCCGACTCCGGCTGGCCACGGCCAGTCATGCAGCCCCCTCTGCACGGCTGCTGATTAATCGTGGCAATTTGCCCGCTATCAGTCTGGGCGCAGCCCGAATGCAGCTGTCCCGGCGCAAGACAGCGACTGGCCGGCACGGCAGCGTGCTGAAAATCGGGCGATTTACGTTCCGTCACGCATTCATACAGCAGCTGGCTAACGGCCGCTGGCATATACTGCAGCGCACAGGTCGCAGGCGCTATCCGGTTCAGGTCGTAAAAATCCCGCTATCCGGGCCTCTGACCGAACGTTATCAGAAAGAAAGCCAGCAGCTGATGAAAACGGACATGCAGGCAGAGCTGGCTGGCGCGCTCAGACAGCAACTGAGGCTGTATGTCAGGAAAAGAGTGTGAAAAAACACGCTGAAATCAGGCGCACGTTTACGGATGCGCTTAAGTCCCACATCCGCGGGGCGGCCTTTTATGATGGCCGCCCCGTTTTTATTGATGAGAAAGAACTGCCTGCTGTGGCGGTGTATCTCTCAGACGCGCGCTACAGCGGGAGCTACCTGGATGCAGAAACCTGGCAGGCCACGCTGCATATTGAGGTATTCCTGCGGGCAACCCAGCCGGATACGGCACTCGATGAGTGGGTTGAATGCCATATTCTGCCCGCGCTCAGTAGCGTGCCGGCGCTGTCGTCCGTCATCGATACGCTGATGCCGCAAAGTTATGACTGGCAGCGTGACAGCGAGATGGCGAGCTGGGGATCAGCCGACCTCACTTATCTCATTACCTATCAGATGTAAGGAGCCCTTATGGCCACACCTAATCCACTTGCGTCGGTGAAAGGCGCAGGGACCACTTTGCTGATTTTTACCGGCAATGGCGATGCCACGGCTCAACCGCTGGACGATAACGGCTGGACGCGGCTGGCGCAGATCCGCGAGCTTCAGCCTGGCGAAATCAGCGCGGAAAGTTACGACGATACCTGGCTCGACGATCCGAATGCCGACTGGAAGGCCACGGCGCAGGGCGAGAAGTCGGCGGGCGAAGCCAGCATCACGCTTGCCTGGAAACCCGGTGAGCAGGGACAGAAAGATTTACTGAGCTGGTTTCACAGCGGGGAGGTGCGCTATTACAAAATCCGCTATCCGAACGGCACGGTCGATCTGTTCCGGGGCTGGGTCAGCAGCCTGGGCAAGACCATTCCGGCAAAAGAAGTCATCACGCGAACCATCAAGGTAACGAACAGCGGCCGTCCGGTTCTGGCTGAGGAAATTCCGCAGTCGCCTGCACCTGTGCCACATTCTGACAATAACCATGAGAAAGGAGACCTCTGATGTTTCTGGAAAAGACCGTGTTTCATTACGGGCCTGAGCAAATGGAGTTATCTGAACTGACAGCGCTGCAGCGCGCCGAGTTTTTTGATTTTTTTGCCAGTTCTGACGTGGTTAAAGATAAGACCCTCACTGACGCAGCCCGGAACGCAGCCCTTGTCAGGCTGAATACGGAGTCGTATGCCTGGCTTGTCTCGCGTGCGATCTGGAACTGTCATCGTGAGGTGGACGTTAACGATATTTTTCAGGGGATCCTGGCCGACTGGTCCGAAAAGGCGCTGTGTTTGGCTGCGGAAAAGGTGATGGTTCTCAGCGATCTCAACGGGGATGGAAAGTCGCCCGAGCCATCCGGCCCCGGGGAGGATGACGTGAAGGTAAAGCCAATGGACGGGAGCTGACATTTATCATGTTTCTGGCCCATGAGTTTCGCCGCCCTGACTGGCGCCGGATGCTGAGCGAGATGTCGTCTTCTGAACTCGCTGACTGGCAGCGTTATTTTGCCGCGGTGCCGTTCAGCCATCGCCTGCTGGATGCGGAATTTGCAGCGCTCAGCAGCACAATGGTGGCGCTCGCCACTGGCGAATGCGGACTGACTGCAGAAGATTTCAGCCTGCTCAGTCGCTCTGAAACGGGTGACCTCATGACTGATGACATGTTGATGAGCGTGGCCGAGTCCATGGGAGGAGAACGCTATGTCCCAGCAAATCGCTGATCTTGTCGTAAACCTTGGGGCTGAGACTGTCCGGTTTCACGAGCAAATGGGCCGGGTCGAACGCCAGCTGAAAAACGCGGGGCAGCAGGCCGGGCGCACTGCGCAGCAGGTTTCCTCCGCTTCACGCGCTGAAGTGCAGGCCACGCAGGCAAAAGCCCGCTTTCTCAGCCAGCTCAAGGCACAGCTGGCCACACAACGGCTTTCACGTGAGGAGATGCTGAGAACGCGCGCGGCACAACTGGGGCTGGGCGATGCGGCGGAAATCTATATCCGTAAGCTGGAGTCGGCTCGTCAGAAAACGCACTCTCTTGGACTGGAAAGCGCGGCGGCGCGGCGCGAGCTTGGCGTGTTGTTTGGCGAAATGGCGCGGGGCAATTTTGGGGCACTTCGTGGCTCCGGCATTACGCTTGCGAATAATGCCGGATGGATAGAAAAGCTGATGACCCTGCGCGGTCTGAGCATAGCCGGGATGGTGGGCGGTATTGCCGCTGCTGTCTGGGGACTGGGGAGAGCCTGGTATCAGGGCAGTCAGGAAGCAGAGACCTTTAACAGGAAGCTTATCCTAACCGGCCACTATGCCGCCCGGACAACCTCAGCGCTTCAGGCGATGAGCCGCTCTCTGGCGGGCAACGGTATTACGCAGCATGACGCGGCTTCTGTGCTGGCGAAAGTCACCGGCTCGGGTTTATTTAACGGGCAGCACCTCCGGCAGGTCGCTGACGTCGCGGCCCGTCTCAAAACGGTGACCGGGCAGGCCACCGAAGAGACTATCCGGCAGTTCGCGCGGCTTCAGGACACACCCGTCACTGCTGTCCGGGAACTGGATAAATCCCTTCACTTTCTGACTGCTACTGAACTCGAAAACATCTCCCGACTGGCTGAGCAGGGACAGGAAACCGAGGCGGCTACACTGGCGATGGATCGTTACGCCGACACGCTGCGTCTTCGCAGCGATGAGGTGGCGCAGCACCTTGGCACGCTGGAAAAAACCTGGAAATGGCTGGGAGAGACTGCCGCAGGGACCTGGGATGCCATGCTGGGCATCGGGCGGGAACGTTCACTTGAAGACCAGATTGCCGCACTGAACGCAAAGATTCACGCTGGCGGACGGTCACTGGGCAAAGCCTGGGTTCCGGTGACGCAGCAGGACAGGGAGCGGCTGTCCGGGCTTGAAGAACAGAAATTTCAGCGTGACCTGAAGGCCGCGCGGGACAAAGCCGCACAGGATGAGGAAATCCGTAAAAAACGCCGTTTAGATGCTGACCAGGCCCTGAAAAAACAGTACGAAACGGAAGAGGAAAAACACCAGCGCGCTCTGTCAGTTATTCGCCACTCGTGGGCGTCACGCGAGGTCAAAGAGGAGGCGATGCGCCGTGAAAAACAGCGCTATGACTCGCTTGCTGCAGGTCGCCGAAAAGGGCAGGGCATACATCAGCCGTCTGCGGCAGCCCTCGCAGGCGAAAGGGCGCAGGCTGACATGCTGGCACTGCAGGCCCGACTTCAGGCTCTGAAGACGCATCAGAAAGCCGGTATTGTCAGCCAACAGCGTAAAGACCTCTGGGCCTCCCAGGCGAAATTTCATGTTCTTGAGGAAGCCGCACAAAAACGCCAGCTGACCCATGAGGAAAAATCCCTGCTTGCCGGTAAAGCCGGCGTACTGCTTCAGCAGGAAAAACTGGCCGTGATGGGGGATGAAGTTGCGCTTCAGGAACGCATGAATCAGCTTCAGGTGCAGGCTGGAAAATTTACGGAGCAGCAGCGCACGCGGCAGGCGGAAATCGCGGCGCTTGAACACGGTCTGTCGGCACGTGAGGCGCAGCAGCATGCCAGCGTTACCCGACTCGGTGCTACCTATGCAGAGGCGCCAGATTTGCTTGCTGCGGTGCTAAAGGCGCAGCAAAAAACCTGGCTGGCGGAAGAAAAGCTGCGGGCCGACTGGCTGGCGGGCGCAAAAGGCGCGTGGGCGGAGTACCGTGATGCGGCACTCGATGCCAACAGCCTGGTAAAACAGGCATCATCCAGAGCGCTTGATGGGTTAAGTGCACAGCTGAGTACCCTTCTGACCGAGGGGAAGGCCGGTTTTCGCGACTTTACCCGAAACGTTCTGAGCATGCTCACCCAGATTCTGATGAAAATGACGCTGGTCAGGGGCGTGGATTTTTTCGCCGGATTGCTTAAGCAACATGCGTTGTCATTTCATGCGCAGGGGGGCGCTTTTCATTCTCAGGGGCTTCGCGCCTTCAGCGGAACGGTGGTGCGTACCCCCACACTGTTTGCTTTTGCTCAGGGGGCGGGCGTCATGGGTGAAGCCGGACCGGAAGGTATTTTTCCCCTGCGTCGCGGGGCTGACGGTAAGCTTGGCGTGGTGGCCAGGATGTCAGGGGCCGGTCTGAAATACGCCCCCACCTTTAACGTGACCATTCACAACGATGGCCGCAACGGGCAGCTCGGGCCGGAGGCCGCCAGAATGATGTACGAGATGGGGCGTCAGGGCGCGAAGGATTTCTTCCTGCAGCAGCAGCGTGACGGCGGCATGATGAGCGGAGGCCGTGCGTGATGGAAACATTTGGCTGGAAGGTCAGGCCGGGCATGCGTGCAGCGCGTGAGCCGCGTGTACAGACCATCCGTTTTGGTGACGGGTATGAGCAGCGGCGCGCAGAGGGCCTGAATGCGATGCAAAGCCGCTACACCATTATGTTGTCAGGTCCTCACACCGCTATGCAGGCGGTGGAGGGTTTTCTTACCCGGCACAAGGGAACCCAGGCTTTTCAATGGCAACCTCCCGGCCAGCCGGCAATCGGCATCTTTGTCTGCCGGAGCTGGTCAATCGTAAGGCTTGCTACGCGTACGGAATTAACCGGCGAATTTGAACAGGTTCCGGCATGAGGTGACAGTGATGAATACCCTTCCTTCTCAGACTCTGAGCGAACTGATTCGGACAGCGCCTTCTGCCCGGATCGATCTGTGGGAAGCCGATCTGACTGCGACAGGCGGCAGGCGCTATTTTTTCTGCAACGAGCAGAACGAATGTGGCAAAGCCGTTCTCTGGCAAAAGCGGCGCTACCGTCCTTATCCCGTCAGAATCGAAGAGAGCAGTATGAACGGCAGGGGAGCGGCTGCACGGCCGTCACTCGTGGTGTCGAATCTGTATGGGATCGTGACCGGCCTGGCTGAAGCGCATCAGAGCCTGGTGGGGGCAACCATCATACGTCGTGTCGTCTGCGCGCGTTTTCTGGACGCCGGGAATTTCAGGCTCGGCAATCCCTGGGCCGATCCGCAGCAGGAAGTGGTCAGCCGGTATATCATTGAGCAACTCGCTGAACTCACCTCCCTGACGGCCCGCTTCATTCTGGCCGTGCCGACGGAAACCGACGGCCTGGTGTGTCCCGGGCGCATCATGCTGGCTGACCTTTGCCCGTGGGAATACCGCTCTGCAGACTGTGGATACACCGGGCCGGCTATTGCGGACAGCAACGGACAACCCGTTAAGGATGACGCTCAGGATAACTGTGGCAACTGTGCGGCAGGTTGCCGGCAACGAAATAATATCGGGCGCTTTGGCGGTTTTCTCTCACTGAACGCTTATTCTGCAGAATGATGGCGACACAAAATGCAGCCTCCGTCGGGCACCTGTCAGGGGCTATCTTCGCTCACGCCCGGGCGTGTCATCCACAGGAATGTTGCGGTCTGGTCATCCTGACACCGGACGGCTGCCAGTACCGCCCCTGCGTTAACGCGTCCCCAGAGCCCAGCCGGCATTTTCTGATTACGCCTGAAGAGTATCTGAGCATTTCTGCTGCCGGCACGATCATCGCGCTGGTTCACAGCCATCCACACGGGCCACCTGAACTGAGTCCTGCGGACAGCGCCGCGATGAGGCACAGTGCCTGCAGCTGGTGGCTGGTCTGCGGTAACAACATCTATTGTTTTGGAGATGAAAATGCATCCAGCTGAATATCCCTCCGAAAGGACGCGGCCAGTAAGGGTATGCCTCTACGGCAGTCTGGCCAAGTCTGGCAGGCGCATTGATCTGCATGTGTCAACCGCTGCAGAAGCGCTGCATGCACTGGTGATGCAGTCCGGTGAGTTCAGACGCCTGTTCAGCGAAGGACTTTATCAGGTGCGTATTGCCGGCAGCGATGCAGATGCTGACACGCTCCATGCCCGCCTGCACGAAAGGCTTCCGGATGGCGCAGTGATTCATCTGGTACCCCGGCTGCAGGGCGCTTCCCGTCGCGGCCTGCTTCAGCTTTTTGCAGGCGCTGCGCTCATTGCGGCGTCATTTATTCCAGGCCTGAATGCGTTTGCCTGGACGGTAGGCGCGACAACCCTTTCGCTGAGCGGAGCGGCTTTTTCGCTGGGGGCCAGCCTGATGCTGGGCGGGGCCGCTCAGCTGCTGGCACCCCGACCGGCGGGCGCATCGGCCATGAATGACAAAAATACCTGGTTTTCAGGCACAGATAACATGACGGCACAGGGCGCGCCGGTACCGGTCCTGTATGGGGAAATGCGGGTGGGGTCTCGCGTGATATCTCAGGAAATTGCCACCCGGGATTTGAGCGGAGAGGGTAAAGTGATTGTTATTGGTCATTGAGAGATGCGGTCGCGTCAGAACAAGAAAGCAAAAAGCCCACCTAGGTGGTTTTTTTGCTTTTGCTAGGTATCTCAAACATGAAGCCGTCAACATCCCATGATTTTTCCCACACTTCATATCCAAGTGATTTAAGACGGGAAAATGTAGATTCAAACACTGCTACGAAGTCGTCATCACTCAAACCTTCTAGGTCTAAATCACTAACCTTTACTAAGAAAATTGTGTGACCAATTCTAATCTTCTCATTCAAAACTGAAAATGTGCGTTTAAAAATCGTTTCTGATAGCTCTTCTTTAGCTCTTGCAACTACCTGCAAAGCGTCATCAGCCGACAATAATGCGTCTTCGGGAATTTCATCCATAAAGCTAGCATCGAGTCTGAATACAATTTCTGCGTTCAAAGAGCGGTTGCTTTCCTTCGCTGCTTGTTCGATTTTTCCTTTTAATTCAGTAGGAAGCCTGATTCTGAACTGAGGATCCTCGCGACTCATCCTTATTCCACCATTAGTAAAACAGATAACTGCTAAAAGTATGCCCCACGGTGGGGTTGACATCAATGACGCACGGTGTGACACTATTTTTTGCCTCACGGTGGGGCATCAAGGGGGGTGGTAATGGAAAAAGCTAAAGATATGTATCAACGCAAGATACGCATCCCTAATGACATCAAGCGTGCAATTGAAGTAAATGGCGAGCAGCAGAGTCGTCAGTTCAATACTGAAGTGATTTATCAACTTAGAAAGGCATACGGTCTAATGGGAAATAAAAGTTTTGGGGCCTGAAAATGGCGAAACCCCGCAGTGCTCGAACACTAACGGGGCCTCTATCGTTAACCCAACTTGCGGAAGAATTAACATGAACATTTTAGCCAAATCAAATCTCAACTTCCACGGCATTCAGCTGCAACCAGTCGCAAATTTAGATGATGTATGGCTAACCTCGAGCGACATTGCGAAAGCTCTGGGTTATGCCTCGCCGAAAAGCGTATCGAACATTTATTCACGTAACTCAGATGAGTTTACCGGGGCTATGTCTATGGTCATCAAAATGGTGACCAATGCAATAAACAATGACTTACGTGAGAAAAGCGTACGTGTGTTCTCTCTGCGTGGTTGCCATCTGATCGCAATGTTCGCCACAACGCCGGTAGCTAAAGAGTTCCGCCGCTGGGTGCTGGATATTCTGGAGCAACAGGAAATGAAACAGGTCCCATGCAGACAGTTCAAGGATGAGGAGCTGCGCACTCTCTGCCTGCTATGGAGTCATTCAGTTAACATGCTGGGGAATATTGCAGATATTGCGCCGCTGCTCAGAGTGGCTGAACACAGACTTGCCGCTGAATTCAGCGCGATGCCGCATCTGTACGTTGATACCCTCAACAATGCCCGCGCCATGCTCGAGCGCGAAACGTTGCATATTGATATTTCAGTGGAGGCTAACCGCGACTGGCGGATACTGAACAAACTGAGGTTAGGGAAGTACGCATCATTGTTTGGCGCTTAGAACAGCGCAAAAGAAAAAACCGCCAGTTGGCGCTGGCGGCCTACATCAATTAAAACGACCAAGGATCAATCGATGCTTACAGATAATTTAACAGTGCTCGGATCCGTTGTCACGGAGAAAACCATCGACAGTCAGTCGCTGCTGGCTATGGTTAATGAAGCGCGCAAGCAGTGCGGTGAGCCAGAAGTTCGCAATAACAAGTTCATTGAAAAAGTCGAAGATGAGCTTGAAGGAGAGTTTTACACAAAAAGTGCAAAACCTTCTGGCACTAACGGTGGGCGGCCGTTTGACGTTATAGGAATGACCATCAAACAGGCGCTTCGCGTGGCTGCCCGTGAGTCAAAAGCGGTTCGTCGCTCACTGGTCGACAAACTGGAGGCAATGAGTCAGCCAGAGTTTGATCCCATGGCTGCGCTGAATGATGCCGCGTTTCTTCGCGGCACTTTGCTGTCGTACAGTGAAAAAGTCATCGCGCTTGAGCACAGGGTCGAAGAGATGAAACCTGATGTTGAGGCGCTTGACCGCATCGCAAAAGCCCACGGCAGCATGTGCATTACTGACGCTGCTAAGCATCTGCAAGTCCAGCCTAAATCGCTTTTCAAAATGTTGTCTGAAAACCACTGGATATACCGCCGCCCTGGCGGAAAAGCCTGGCTGGCGTATCAGGACCGCATTCAGGCGGGCGTGCTGGAGCATAAAGTTATCGTAATAGAACGGCCGGATGGCAGTGAGAAAATTATTGAGCAGGTGCTTGTTACAGCGAAAGGCCTGGCCAGATTGTCGAAAATACTCGGTATGAAGGTGGTCGTCGCGTAATTAGCTGGCTCACAGTTATCAAATAAACCCGCTTCGGCGGGTTTTTTATTTCTACAAGAGAGTCGTTATGAGCATTTTTCATCGTCACGAAAAAACGCCGCACGACAGACCCGATAATCTCCGATCATCTCAGGTCCTGAGTGTTATTGATGTGATCAGTGAGGGCCCCATTGCCGGTCCTGTCAGTGGCATCAAAAGCGTACTGGTTAACGGTACACCTGTTCTGGGACCGGATGGCCGGGTCAATATCCCCGGCGTCAGCATGCGTTTTCATGCCGGAACAGAGGAGCAGCGACCGCTGGGCGGATTTGAGGCCTCGGCCCGGGAAACGCTGATCAATGCTGACGTGACCGCACTCAATCCCGTTACGCGCACGGTGGAGGGAAAAGACATTAACCGGCTTCGCCTGACGCTGGGCGTTCGCCAGCTCTTCTCGGTCAACAAGAAAGGAGAAACGCGTAATGCATCAGTGACCCTGAAGATCCTTATCCGGCATCCTCATGGCTCCAAAACGGAAAAGGAGATCACTGTGAAAGGGTGCACGCACGAACCGTTTGCGTTCTCGGTCGTGCTCGAAGAACTGCCCCCTGCGCCCTTTGACGTTTGCGTAACGCGCGTTACGCCGGACAGTAAAGACACTCGCCTGCTCAATAAGACATTCTGGGCCTCATACAGCGAAATCACGGATGCCCGTCAATGCTATCCCAATACGGCCGTCGTGGGGCTGAAGATTGACTCTGACAAGTCAGGCAACCAGCGGGCGGACCGCAATTATCTGATGCGGGGACGCCTGGTAAGGGTGCCGAATAATTATGACCCCGTGACGCGCAGCTATGGAAAAGAAGCGTGGAATGGGGACTTCACAGTAGCCTGGTCAGATAACCCAGCCTGGTGCCTCTATGATTTACTGACGCATCCGCGCTATGGCCTCGGTCAGCGCATGGGGATCGCGGACGTTGATAAGTGGGCGCTGTACAACATCGCACAATACTGTGATGGAAGCGTAAAAGATGGGTATGGCGGAAAGGAACCGCGCATCCGGTGTAACGCGTGGCTGACGCAGCAAAGAAAGGCCTGGGATGTCATCAGTGATTTCTGTGCCATGATGCGCTGCATGCCCGTCTGGAACGGCCAGCGCCTGACGTTTATTCAGGATGCCCCTTCAGATGTTGTCTGGACTTACACCAATGCCAGCGTGGCGGGCGGCCAGTTCCATTACAGCTTCAGCGCGCTGAAAGACCGCCATAACGCCGTCGAAGTGCGTTTTATTGATCCCCATAACAACTGGCAGCCGTCGGTTGAGCTGGTGGAAGACAGTGCGGCCATAAAGCGTTACGGACGCAACCTGCTGAAGATCGATGCCTTTGGATGTACCAGCCGCGGGCAGGCACACCGGACCGGATTATGGATCATTCAGACGGAGCTGCTGGAAACCCAGACCGCCGATTTTTGCGTGGGCGCAGAAGGGCTTCGCCATATTCCCGGCGACATCCTCGAAATTTGCGATAACGACTATGCCGGCACCACGGTCGGCGGCCGTATTGTGGATGTGGTACCGGAAACGAAAACCATCCGTCTTGACCGGCCCGTATCACTTTCAGGCGAGGGCGGTGCAACGCTTAATCTGATCAGCGAGTCTGGCGAGCCTTTTACTGTCAACGTGCACGGGCGTACTGAACACGACTGTGTGCAGGTGGATGCGTTACCCAGTGGGATGACATCGCTCAGCGTGGCACCCGGAAGCGTGTGGGGGCTTAAACAGCCTGCCCTGCGCAAGCGGCTGTTCCGCTGCGTGGCCATTCGGGAAAGCGAAAACGGGGGATATGCGGTAACGGCGCTGCAGCACTGCCCGGAAAAGCAGGCGCGGGTGGATGACGGCAAATCCTTTTCGGCTGCCCCCACCAGCGTGCACGGAATGTTGCCGCCTGCTGTCCGGCATCTTCGCACCAGTGTGGACGTGTCATCCGGCCATATTCAGGCCACAGCACTGTGGGAAATCCTGCAGACAACCGGCAGCGTGCGCTTTGACGTACGCGTGACGCGCGGCGAGCGCGCCTCAGGTCTTCTGGTTTTCCGCTGTGCAACCGAACGCCCGGAATGTCTTTTCACGCTGCCGGATGCCGGCCGCTACACGTTAACCGTCACCGCGATCGGTGATGCCGGGCAGAAAGGTGATCCAGCCTCGACCGGCATCACCATTGCCGCGCCCGAGCCACCCGTCTCCATCGACGTGACGCCGGGCTACTTTCAGGTCTCGCTGGTGCCGCATCAGGCGATTTATGACGCCACGCTGCGTTATGAATTCTGGTATTCCGGAACCCGGCTCGCTGACGCGCAACAGGCCGAATCCCAGGCGCAGTATCTTGGAGAAGGACGCTGCTGGATAAAAGACGGCCTTATGCCGGGCAATGTTCACCATTTCTATATCCGTAGCGTGAACGCGCTGGGCAAATCAGCTTTCACTGAACAGTCCGCCAGTCCGAGCGACAAAGCGGACGATTATCTGGCATTTTATAAAGGAAAAATCAGCGACACGCATCTTGACCAGAGCCTGCTGAAAACAATGACGCAGCTGTCAGAAGGTGCAGCAAGCATCGGAAAAATTGAGAAAAGCTGGAAAGACACGGAAGGGCGGCTGAACTCGCAGTGGTCGGTCAGACTGGAGCAGATGAAAAACGGCCAGTATTGTATGACCGGCTTCGGCATGGGGATCGAGGAAAAACCCGAGGGGATGCAGAGCCAGATCCTGATGGCTGCCGATCGTCTGGCTTTCGTCAATCCGGCAAACGGGAATACCGTGCCTGCGCTCGTTATTGAGCAGGATGAGCTCTTCTTCCGTGAAGCACTCATCAAACACCTCCGTGCCGTAAGTCTTGTCAGCAGTGGTTCACCCCCGTCTTTCAGCCTGATGCCAGACGGTAAGCTGACAGCAAAGCAGGCGGATATCAGCGGGACCCTGCGGGCGACAGCGGGGGAGCTTGAACACGTCACAATCAAGGACAGCTGCACCATCCAGGGGATACTGGATGCCCGGCAAATCACGGGTGACATCTACAATGTTCAGTCAGGCGGGGTGGTATTGCCAGACGACGTGTTCAGCTGGTCTGACAAGAAGGGTGAACACGTTATCTTCCGCATTGCAGGCGAGTCTTTCGGGCGGATCCTCGACACCAACCTGACCCTGACCGCGCAGGCCCGGAAAAAACGGCAGGAGTTCAGGCTGATCATCCGACATCATTACAACAGCGTTGTCCACAAAGACATTACGCTTGACTACGCGGATACGGGTAACAAAGGCAAATCACCGGGAATGCATTACCGGTTGAATGGGATCTGCCTGCCGGCGATAGGACGCACGATGTTTCATGAGTTAATCATGATCGTTAACAACAGCGGCCGTTCAGGCAGAGTCTGCTGTTGTGCCCCTTTGGGTGAATTGCCTAAATTCACTGCCTATCGGGCCGGCCGGCAATTTGTCACGGGCGCTGAGCGGTAATCACCGGCTGTGAGCGGGTAATCTATGCTCGCCAGCGCGGGCCGGCCTGCTGGTGGTCGGCTGGATACCCACAGCAGGGAGATGTTGCCGGCTAAAATGCGTGGCGACAGGTAAAAAAAAGCCCGAACGGATCGTCGGGCGGCATCAGGTCCGAGCCAGACCTCTCTGGTGTTGGCTTAGTCTCGTTGAGCAGCTTAATCCAGCCATACCTGGCTGAGAAATAAAGGGAAACTACTCTCGAACGCAGCAGCATTGCTGTGTTACTCGATCATCATAATCCATGCGTGAGAACTTTCCGTTAAGATTGTGTAATTATAAGATTTAAGTATGTGTGAAAGGCGATAAAGCCGGCCGGCCGCCTGAGTCAGGCGAAAAAAGCCTGCGTTACACAGGCATCAATTCGCTCAAAGGGAAGGGTAATCCAGAATGCCAGTCAGGCTGGCGCATCCACACTACAGGGTTGGGTCAGAATAGATACAAATTAACGACGCGGGCGCAAAAATGAGCACGTTATGGGGCCGCAGCCAGTAAAAGCCGGCCAACGAAAGGCGTCAAAACGGTTTGCCGGATATCAGAAGTAAAAAAAGCCCCGGACCCAGCAGGTATCCGGGGGATAGCCAACATTGCCTTAATACGGGTATGACAGAGTATCTGCCTTCACAGATGGTCATAGTTAAATACTAAAACATCGTCAGCAAAATTCCAGGCGTTGAGGCTGCCATCCGCTCCTGGTCAGAGGTCTGACGAAGAAGTTTTCAGGACCGGAGGGCGTGGGGATGTGAGTGTCTGCACAGGAACAGGGCCGGCAGGCGCTGATATGTCGCTGAAACAAAGGGAAGGGAAATCCTGAATGCCAGTCGTGCTGGCTTCGCCACCATACAGTGTCTGTAAGGGATAGATAATAATTTATCTTTAGCTCTTGATTGAGCACTTTACGGGTGTTAAGGGTGCAAAATCCTGGCCTGCAGGAGAGAAAAAAATATCTATGCCCACCAATGGCTTTACAAAAACCCCAACCGCAGCGGCTTGATCAGTTCTACCGATCGATATTACTGTTTATCCATACAGTGTTTATCACGGAGGTAAATGACCATGCCACGCGACTACGAAATCATGATTGCTTTCCGGCAGGCGGTGAAACGCGACGCTGCCGGCCGCTACACCATCAGCACACTCGACTTCATCAGGGAACTCGACCGTCTGAACTGGCATTATACGCTGCGGGCGGCCAATAAGTGGATTGAGATGCACACCACAACGTTCCGCGACATCACCAAAACCGACGGTGAAGAGCGCCTGTTTCAGGTGTTCAATCCCAATGGCGGTGTGTGATGTTTGCCCTGGTCGATGTGAACTCGTTCTATGCGAGTTGCGAAACAGTATTCAGGCCCGATCTGCGGGGAAAGCCGGTAGTGGTGCTGAGCAACAATGATGGATGTGTCATTGCCCGTTCGGCAGAGGCCAAGGCGCTGAAAATCCCCATGGGCGCGCCGTACTTCAAGCTGAAGGATGAATTCCGCCGGCACAAGGTGCAGGTGTTCAGCTCCAACTACGCGTTATACGCCGACATGAGCAACCGCGTGATGAGCACGCTGGAGAGCATGGCACCGGCCGTGGAAATTTACTCCATCGACGAAGCGTTTATGTGCCTGGACGGTATGCAGCGCAATCACCCGCTTGAGGACTTTGGCCGCGCTGTCCGGGCGCGCATTAAACAGGAAACGCACCTGACCGTAGGCGTAGGGATAGCGCAGACCAAAACGCTCGCCAAACTGGCTAACCATGCCGCCAAGAAGTGGACGAAGGCCGGCGGCGTGCTGGACCTGTCGAATATCGACCGTCAGCGCAAGCTTATGGCGCTGGTGCCGGTTGAGGATGTCTGGGGCGTCGGCCGGCGCATCAGCAGGAAGCTCAACGCCATGGGCATCATGACCGCGAAAGACCTGTCAGAGCAAAGCACCTACACCATCCGCAAACACTTCAACGTTGTGCTGGAGCGAACCGTCAGAGAGCTGCGAGGTGAGCCATGCCTGCAACTGGAAGAGTTCGCGCCAACCAAACAGCAAATCGTCTGCTCCCGTTCATTCGGCTCCCGGATCACCAAATACGACGACATGCGCGAAGCCATATGCACCTTCGCCGCGCGCGCTGCAGGCAAGCTGCGCGGCGAGCGCCAGTATTGCACGCAGATAGCCGTGTTCGTCCGGACCAGTCCTCATGCCGTGGGCGAAGTCTTCTATGGCAACCAGTCGACAGGCAAGGTGCTCACGCCGACCAACGACACGCGCGACATCATCCGGGTAGCCATTGAAGCGCTCGATCGCATCTGGCTTGAAGGACACCGCTACATGAAAGCTGGCGTGATGTTGGGCGATTTTTACAGCGAAGGCGTGTCGCAGCTGAATCTGTTTGATGAAAACAAACCACAGGCCAACAGCGAGGCGCTGATGCGCGTGATGGATGGTCTCAACCTGAGCGG